GGTGCCCCCGGCAGGAATCGAACCTGCGACACACGGTTTAGGAATGGGGGACAGAAGGGACCGCAGCAGGGCCTTTGACCTGCATGGACGGGTCGATCTCAGCCCCTCTCGCTCATGATCATTCCGCGTATATTCCGTGGCGTCGCACGAGAGGTTGATCCGTACCGTCAAAGGTCGATGGGTCCTGAATCACTGGTCACAGTGGCAGGGCAGCGATGATGAGTACTCGTTCGTTTCGGATGAGCGGGCCCGAGAGTGGCTGATGGTCAACAAATCTGATGACGTCGTTGAAAAGCATTTCGGTGAACAGGAGCCGGAGGCCGGGCCCGAAGTGGACCTGCTCGGGAGGCCGATCAACTGGCGTCCAGGTGACCTGCTGCCCGAGATTGATCGGGAGGCGGAAAGGCACGGAACTTCCCGTGCCGACGAACTTCGGGAGCTGGTTCGGGAGGCGCTTAAACACCGTCGGGCGGCACTTGACCGGGAGCCGGTGGCGTGACAGGGCTCGCCCCGGCCGCCTCCCACGGGGGATGGAGACGCGCCGGGGTGAGCGGCCACAGGGGGCGGGTCAACTCCGGCTGGGGGCGTGCCCTGACTGCGCGGCCCACCGTTCAGCCGTCCAATTGGGGTCTGCCGTGTGCAGCGTTGCAGCCCCCACGCCTGGGCGGCCCCTGCTCCGCTCCCTCGACAGGGCGCCGTGGCCACGGGCTTTCCGCGCGACAGACCGAGACACGGCTATGGGGTAAGGCTCCATCGCTGCGTGCTGGATGGACCATCCACCCACAGCAGGTGATGACCCTCATCGCTTACGGTGAGGCCGAGTTGCTCAATCTCGGGCCGGCCGGCTCGGACCCAACGGCGGTACGCGTTGTGCACATCTCCCCAAATGCGCCCTACCTCGGTTAACTGTCCGCGCCCGACTCGCGCCCAGGACCCCGCGCGGTTGGCGTAGATGTGCTCTGCCTGGTCGCTGGTGCCGTCCGGTCCGGGGATGGTGATCTGCACGATGCCGGGACAGTTCAGGTGCAGCCAGGCCACCCAGCTGTCGGCTCTCAGGTCGGATGGGGCGTCTGCTGGGCTCCCGTCGCGCAGGGCCGCTGGGTCGAATGCGGCGTCGGGGATCATCGCCGCCGTGGGCTCGGCCCGGGAGTTCATGAAGGCCGCCCGGGATAGGAACCGGCCTGAAGCTGTCGCGCCACGCTGGTCGAGCCGTAGCGCGACGAGTCCGAGGCCGAGGTTAGCGACGATGACGCCCCCTGGTACGCACTGGCGCAGCCACGCGGCTGGGACTCGTTCGACGCCATAGGTCGCGATGATCCGGTCGTATGGCCCCTGCTCAGGCCAGCCCGCCGCGCCGTCACCGACCCGCAACGCGGGGTGGTAGCCGGCTCGCGCGAGGGCGGAGGCGGAGGCGGCCGACAGGGCCTGGTCGTACTCGACCGTATACACCCGGTTGTCGCCGAGTCGATGGCACAGCAGGGCGGCGTTGTAGCCGGTGCCGGTGCCGACCTCCAGCACGGTGTGACCCGGGCTGATATCAAGCGCCTCAAGCATCACGGCCATGACAGACGGCTGGCTGGATGCGCTGGTGGCAGTCCCCGATGAGTCGACCTGGGTCACCAGGGAGGTATCGGAGTAGCAGACAGCTAACCAATGGTCGCGCTTGTCGGGGTCCGTGCCGTCGAGCTGTTCCAGGCCAGCCGCGGTGCGGTGCCAACAGGTGGGAACAAACAAATGCCTAGGCACCTGTGCGAACGCCGAGATCCATGCCGGCGACCGAAGGGCACCGGCGGTGGTGAGTTTGGCGGCCAGCTCGTGTCGGGGCCCTGCTGTCGGGTCGATCATGTGCGCTCCCTACTCAGTTCGGCGGCTATCGCTGCCGCAATCGGTAGGCCGGTTTCCTGTTCGATCCATCCCCATTGCCCGTTTGGGTTGATCTCCAGGAACACCCACTCCGCATCAGGTGTAACGATGAAGTCGAGCGCCCCGAAGCGCAGGTCAAGTGCGGCCATGAACCGGCGGACCGCCGTACCCACCCGTGGTGGGACGGTGATGGGCTGGTAGGTCAACGAGTCGTAGTCCGAACGCCAGTCCAGAGCGGCGGCATCTGAGTGCGTGTCGATCCGCGCGGCGAACAGGGCCTCGCCGGCGACGGTTAGGCGCACCTCGTATGCCTTGGCCACCTGCTCCTGGAGTAGGTGGGCGGTGTGGGCTATCCCGGGGTCGCCCGCCTGCTCGACCGTGACCGTGCTGGTGGTGTGCAGCAGCCCGGCGTCTTTCGGGCTACCAGTGAGCGTCTTGTAGATCAGCCCGCCGGGGCAGGACTCAGCGAACGCCCGAGCAGCGGACGGAACGTTGGTGATGATCGTTCGGGGGGTCGTCATCCCCGCCAGATGTGCCATCGATAGCTGCCGTGGCTTGAAATCAGCGGCGGCGACCCGATCGGGACGGTTAACCCACACCGCCGGCAGCGAGGTGAGGACACCCCCGAACCCGTGAAGCGCTTCGTCGGCCGCCCACGCCCGTTCTTCATCGGACATGGCATCAGGCAGCACAAATCGGGTGGGTCGCCGGTAGTAGACGGCGCTGATATCGGACAGGCGCACCGTCCGGCGTCTGCCGCATAAGGCTCCGATCCAGGCGCCATCCCATGTCGCAGACAGGTGCAGACGCTGCGGGAAGTCGGCGGTGTCAAAACGCACCACCTCTTGCCCGGCATCGTGGAGATGCTTAATCACCGGATCAACGGTGACATCGAGGGGGTGAGTAAGGATGAGGACTGCCATATCGCTATCGCTCCTTCGGGTACGACGGGGCAGCGGCCCGCCACGTGGTGACCGTGGCGGGCCGCTGCTCACTGTTGGATCAGTCCTTGTCGTCCCAGAGCTGGCCATCCTCGCGGGTCTGCCGCACGGTCGCCCCGAGTGGGCCGCCAAGCTCGGAATACGGGAGGCCAGAGACGACCGCGACCTGAAGAACGTCGTCGTAGCGAACACCGGTCAGGTCCAGGACGTTGCCGGCCGGCATCGGCCGAGCCTGACCGAAACCGAACGACACCGGTGCTGCCGGGGCGACGGTCGGAGACTCAGTACGCGGACCTCGGTGCAGTCGCAGCGGGGCGGAATTCAACATGATGCTTCCTTTCGTTCACCGACCGCCGTGTGCGGCCGGTCGTCTACTGGTGCAGCACGATCCCGTCGCATCTGACGCACTGCTGGCGGCGAACCGTGTTGCCCGGTCCGTCAAGCTCGTAGCCCTCCGCCCACGCCCACCCGTGGTAGGTCGGCCGATCAAGGATCCGGATCAGCCGGACCGTGATCGGATGAACGAATTGCGGAGAGGCGCATCGGTCGAGACGGATCGTGTCCCCCGCCTGCAAGCTGCGGGCGGTTGTTTCGGACCGCGAGATCACCCCAGTTGCCCGATCACAACGCCGGCAACAATGACCACCATCACCAGCGCTGCTGTCAGTTTCTGACGGGTCGTCAGGGGGCGGGGGTCTGGCTGTGGTGCTGGCTCACTGTGCACCTGGTCGCCGTCCGGCAGCGGGGGCGACCCGTATGGATCACGGTTGCGGTGTAGCTCCTGGCGCCCACTGTCGTCTGCCATCACAGCCCCCGTAGACCAGCAAGCACAGCCGGCAAGACCGCTAGGTCCGGAGGGCCCGCATTCAACGCCCACAAAACCTCTGCCGGATGGGACGTGCAGTACACCCGCGCCCAGCGCGCGTGCGGCGGTCGGCCCCCACCGCGATGGACGGGGCACCCCTGGTTGGGGCTGAGTCCCGGCGCGTGCACTTTCATCGTCGGCCACCGTTCGCTCGCCACGTCTGAGCGGGCGTTAGCCACCCGGCACGACCAGGCTGGGGGAACGCCTCGGTCGGCTGAGTCGCCCACGCCGGCGGGACCCCTCGGGGTGGATCTGTCGTCTCCATGTCGACTCGGTACTGAGCGGCATTCGCTTGAGTGCCTGTGATCATGCCCAGGAGCAGGCCAAAGGTGCGAGCGAGCATAGCCGCGATGGTCGTCATTACCATTGATGCTCCTTGATTCCAGTACAACCTCAGGCGGGCTGAACAGAGCATCACCCGCAACACCTCCGACCGCAACAGGCCGAACCGTAATTTGCAGGTTGGTATTTACATTGACTCGGATGCCGGGCATGCTTTGCATCAGGCGAGACAGTTTGCCCGCGAGAGTGAGACACGAAGGTGAGGTGACCTTGACATACCCAGGATCTAGCGTGCCCAAGCGACAGCTCGGCCGACTCCTGAAACAAGCTCGCGAAGAAGCAGGCTTCCCACTGGACACCGCTGCCAAGCGGCTGGAATGGAGCCGGGCGCGCATGTATCGCATCGAGGGTGCACAGACCTCGGTCCGAACCCACGACGTAGAGCTGATGTGTCGCATCTATGGCACATCAGACGAAATGCAATCTGTGCTGGTCGCGCTGGCTGCGGAAAGCAAGTCGCGCGGCTGGTGGCACGCGTACGGCGATGCCATACCGGAGTGGTTCGAGCTGTACGTCGGACTTGAAGCGGCAGCCTGCCACCTCCGCCAGTACGAACCCGCTCTCATCCCCGGACTGCTACAGACCCCCGAGTACATGGCGGCAGTTTTCCGAACCAAGCCGGGCCGAACACCCGCCGAGGTTGCCCGCAAAGTTGCGCTACGGGTCGAGCGGCAGCGCCTGCTGACTAGGCGCTCACCAGCAGCACCGCAGCTACAGGCGGTGATTGACGAATCCGTGATCCGGCGACCCCCTGAGGACCCGGAGGGATGGCGGGCTCAACTGGCACATCTGAGCAGCGCCACCCGTGCCGCACTCGGCAACATTGCTGTTCGTGTACTTCCGATGGGCATCGGCCCTCACCGGGCGTCGGTGGCGGGTGCGTTCGTCCTACTCGACTTCCCCCGCCTGAGCACCCGACCGCCAGAGCCGTCGACCGTGTACAAAGAGTCATTGACTGGTGGCCTCTACCTTGATCGTCCGGGCGAGGTTGCGGCGTATACGGAAGCGTGGTCTACCCTCTGGGCATCGGCGCTTGACGAGCAAGCGTCAGAGGACCTGATCAGTGACGCAATAAAGGAGAATTACGATGAGTGATCTTTCGCGGCCCCTCTGGCGCAAGAGCAGCAAGAGCGGCAACGAAGGCAACTGTGTCGAGGTGGCGGACAATCTGGCCGGCGTCGTGTTGGTACGCGACACCAAGGACCGGGACGGCGGAACCCTCCACTTCGGTCCGGAGGCGTGGCAGGCGTTCGTGCAGCACGCCCGGCGCTGACAAGCAAGCAAATAAGCCCCCCGGCGCGTCAACGCCGGGGGGCTTAAGCATGCCTGGGGCCTCAGGTATCACCCTCCAGGTAGCCGACGATGGCGTCCAGGCCGGCCGCGAGGGTGCGCGAGACGCTGCTAGCGCTGACGCCCTCCTCCTGGGCGATTCGGCCCACCGGCCAGTCCAGCGCATGACGCATAAACATGCGGCGGCGATGCATGTGCAGGAGCCAAGGGCTACGCTCCCAGGCCACGCCTATGTCCGCCAGCACGGCATCGATCGTGCTGGCGCCTGATGCAGTGGTGGCCTTGCGGTCGTGGGCGCCGAGGCACCAGCAGACCCCGCACCCCCCGGTGCGACGACCGCTGTGCACGTGCTGGCAGATGCCGAACTCATCACCCTCAAACGCGCTAATGCACTCTGGGGTGAGGTCGCAGCGATGCCCACACCGCTCGCGACCGCGGTGAGGGTCGCACTGACGACAGGCCCTGCTGGGCCGGGGCCCACGGCCACGCGAGCCGGGCTGCCCGTCGAGCACGAGCGGCAGGGTCTGTTCAACGAACACACGGGTGTAAGTCATGCGTGCTCCCTTTTGACTCGCTTTGCCGGTTTGCGCTCCGACTGCTGGTATCTGTCACAGCTACCGCAGATGACGCACTTGCCCCGGGTGCTCTTGTCCATGGCGTGTGCCCATGGCGGGCATCCACAGCCGGCCGTCACGCAATAGCCGAAACCGCCACCCTCCCGGCCCCCCTCGGCGTTGGTTGCGATTCGGCCCATGCCGTGCACCTTGGCCACGCCCCACTCTGCGGGTACGGCCATGTTGGCCATCTGCTTGCCCCACCGAACCGCCTCCGCTTCGGAGGCGAATGGACCGAAGTTGGCCGCCCGGGGGCCGCGTGCGCCGAGGACCCACCACGTGCGGAACGCCAGCAGGTTGGCGACCGCTTTGATCAGGTCCGAGGCCATGGCCTCAGGGCCGTCATACGTGCCGCTCTCCAGGATCGCCACAACCTCGGTGATCTCCTCGCGGCGCGGGGTGATATTCACCGAATCCTCTTACTCGTGTTGCTGGTGGTAACCAGTCCGCCAGCCGCACCATGAGGTGCGGCCCAGCGGAGCCCCAGCATCTTGCCGCCGTACTCCCCGTTGCGGATGCGCTGGCGCGGTGGCGGACCATCCCCGTCCGCCAGCTCCCGCTCAACGCCACCCTCGTCGCCGCGCCAGCCCTCCAACATGGCGTCCAGGGATCGCTCGCCGCGCTGCGCCTGGGCGCGGACGGCGTCCTCCAGGTCGCGCATCACGTCGGTGTACAGGTGGTGCAGTTGCCCGTGGGCAACCCACCCTCGGACAAGGTCTGCCCGGGTGGCCGCCATCAGTGCGGCGTCCTGGAGTAGGTCGTCCAGGTCGGCGTGGTAGCGGCGAGCTACGTTCCGGGCCGCCCTGGAGAGGGCTGGCATGACGCCCTCCAGCTCCAGCGCCGACCAATCCGCATCGATCATCAACATCCTACTCTCACTAGCGGTTTCAATTGTTAGCGATCGGTCGGCTATCGATCCCGTGGGAGCGTCGCCCCCGGCGCGACCAGGCGCCACAGGCTCGGCACCGATGCCGCTGATATGCCCCGGTTGCCGTGTAGGCGTGGCCCTCCCGGGCTAGGTCCGTAGACCCGCAGTTCGGGCACGTGTCGACATCGCTGACGCCATCGGTCAGCCGCGGATTAGGCGCACTCACCAGCCAGGGCATCAACACGTCGTGTAGCTGCTCCAGCAAGACGACATCCCGCCTGTTGTACGCAGCCATTTGTTCCCATGCCTCCGGGTCGCCGGCCAAGCACTTGACCCAGAGCGTGTGTCCCTCGTGCTTGACCTTGCCCTCTAGGCCCAGCTCCTGAGAGATGTGCGCGAGCTTATTGGAGGTGAATCGAAACCGTCGCTTGACGGTTTCCAACAGGTCGAGCTGCCGGAACGGTGCTGGCGGCAACTTGCCAGCAAGTATGAAGTCCCGGTTCAGTGTGGGGATATCAAATCGCTTGCCGTTGTAGTGCACCACCACGTCGGCCTCGCCGAGGATGCGGTGGGCAGAGGCCAACATCGCGTCCCGACCCTGCCCGTGTTCGGAGGCGAAGTGGACCCCCTCCTCACCCCGCCACTTCCAGGCCAGGCAGATTACCCGCCCGGACGCCAAAAGCTGACTGAGTCCGATATTTTGGCGCCACAAACCCCACACATGAGCAAGGGAGGGTGCAGTCTCGATATCAATATAGAGGGTGCGCGCCGTAGCGCGGTCGTCGCTACTCAGGTCGTCGTCCATAGGCCCGCCTATACGCCGATGAGCTGTCGCAGGACGGCGATAGCCGCCTTGTCTGAAACCGCCCTGTCCCGCTGTGCAAGCCAGATACGGAGGGCCACTACGGCGATCTGGATTAGCTCTTCACTGAGCCCCGCCGAGCCGTCCTCTTTGCCAAGCGCCTCGTAGACCTCCATCAGTAGCATGTGGTCCCAGGTGGGCTGGCGCTCCATACGGAACTCGTGCTCTACGAGCCCACGGTACGAGTCAGCCATCTGGGCGTACTCGGAACGCCTCCTGCCGTCCGCATGCATCCCTAGGTCCCGCTGGCCGAATGTGATGTTCTGCTGATCCAGCCCCTTCTCCAGAAGATCGATTGCCTTTTCGGTATGCAACCGCGCAACGAGCTCCCGAGCATGCCGCACCAACAGACCGGAGTCAGGCCTCTCGTCGGGCGTCGTCTCGCCAAGCTCGGCGATGCCGATGGCCTCCAAATAATCACCACTAGCGCCGCTCACTATCGGTTTCCCCCTCGGCGTCAATTAGGCTGTGCAGGGACGCAGCCCCGCCCGCCATGTAGAGATCTGTCACGTCGCCACCGCGCAGACGGACCACCCTCGCGCCGCGCAGCCCACGGGTCACCTTGTTGGCCAACTCGGTGCCGGCGTCATCGGGATCCGCCCAGACCCAGATTCGCGAAAAGCCCGCTAGCATCCGGCGGTGCCGGGGGAGAAAAGCCCGCGCGCCCGCAACCCCCACGGCACCCGAGAACACCAGATCCAGCAAAATCGTATCGAACTCCCCTTCGGCTAGATGGAGTTCACTACCATCGCGATGGATGGCACCTATATTGAACATGCGAGTTGACTCATCCGTCATGCTGTTGTACTTACCGTGATGGTAATCTCGGTGCTCGTGCGCCTCTAGGCAGCGGAATCGCATGCTTAGCGGAAGGCCATCCTTGTCCAGATAGGGAATTGCGAGCATGCCCTGAAAGCGTCTGTGTCCCGGCATCGGATCCACAACGGCGCCGAGCCTGTGAGCGTCTGCCAGATCCTGCCCTATCCCTCGGGCCGTGAGGTATTCCGCCACATCGGCGGTGAGCTGGGACTGGTAGGCGGCCGTAGCCTCCTCCAACGCCTCACGCTGCGATACCGACAGCGGCCTCAACGGATCCCGTTCGGTCATGTCCAGCCCCCCTTCTGAGGCTGCGGAGGGACCGGTTAATAGACGCGAGCGCTCCGCGCTGGGTATTCACGACCGGCGGCACCGGCTCCAGATGATCCGGATTTACACATCTGCGGTTACGGCACAGGTGATCAACGTAGAGGCCCTTCGGCAGGTCCTGCACGAGCAGCGCCCACGAAACCCGGTGGGCTCGCCAAGGGCGGCCCCCGATGTTGAAGCGGCCGTACCCGTCCCCGTCTGTACAGGCGGTCCACACCCAGCAATCGGCACAACAATCCACTCTCGACCAAAATCGTCTAGCCTTGACGCCAGCTAGGCTTATAGCCACCACGCTGACCAGGCTTCCGTCTTCGACCACCGTAGCCACTTCCCGTCGCCGCATTCGCGCTGCTAGTGGCGATTGCGGCTCGCCGAACGAATTCGACGGCTGCTCGATAATCACAGGACTCCATTTCCATTACTAGGTCCCACGCGCTTCCCGCCTTGCCGCATGACATGCAATTCCATAGCTGCCGCCCCAGGTCCAGCGAGCACGATGGGGTGCGGTCGTCGTGGAGCGGGCACGACACCATCTGCCGCACCCGATCCGGGTGGTATGGCACGTCGTAGTGGTCGAGCACGGCGGTCAGCTCTGGACGTTGCTGGTCGGTACCCCGCTGTCCCACAGTGGACCGCCACGTCACGGCCGCGCCCCCTCTGGGGTCTCCAGCCAGGCCGCCCACTTGGGGTCATCGCCTCTCGCCCGGTCAATTGCGGCCCTGCCGCACGAATATGACGGCAGGTCGCAGCAGATGCAGCGCTTCGTCATGTCCAGATCCCGCACGCTCACTAGCGGTTTACTCCCTCTCTTAACACCCGCGGTGCGGGCGGGTCACGCAGGTACTCAACGGCCTTGACCAGCACGCTCACGTCGTCTCGGACGTGGGCGAGCATGTCGTTGCATCGCCCGCAGAGCAGACCTCTCACCGAAGCCCGGCTACCCTCCCGCCTCTCCAGCTCGTGGTCATGGTCGACGGCCAGACGCCGACTTAGTCCCCTGGCTCGTGGGCAGATCGCGCAGCGTCCGCCCTGAGCCTCGTGTATCGCGTCGTACTCCTCGCCGCTGATGCCGTAGGTTGCCTGCACTCGTCTGGCGTGAGCGGCTTTCCTGGCGGCTTGCTTGCGCCGCTGGGTGCATCGGAAGCAGCGGAGCTGGAGTGCGTGCGCCGGCCCCTTTTTGCCACCGCAGTCTTTGCATGGCTTGCCCCGATGCCGCTCGCTGTCGCCCATCAGCCCCTCCAGCGATATGGGTGGAATCGCGTTCGCTCGGGCTCGGCTGTGAGTCGAGCGAAGCGCCGGGCGGTGGGGTCGCTTGGACCCATTCTCTGCTTGACCACGGCCACCTTGTATTCCATTGTCGATGGGTCTAGCGCCACGGTTAGTGACAACTCCGGCTTTTCACTCAACCCGCCCTTCACCTCCTGGCGACTCGGTGGATCGAATGGGGCTGTTTTGGCGTCCCAGCTTTTGTCTGATGCGTGATGTAGCACAACGCTCGTGCAGCCGGTATCCCGGCTGAACGCGGTCACTCCGGACATGACGGCCATCTGCTCGGTGTAGTCCGATTCGGCGGCCTCAAAGTCCATCAAATTGTCGAAGACTACGATTGATGGATAGCTGTCATGTAGCTCGACGTGTGCCTCGATCTCCTCATCGATATGGCGCCAGGTGATCGGAGTGCCGAAAGCGAACGTCAAGGGCAGCGACGCCAGGGCATCCAGGTAGCGCTGTCGGTTGCCGCCACCCCGGGCCATGCCCTCCTCGATCTCCTCCTGGAGGTCGCCGGTCACCAGGGACGCCACCCGAGAGCTAGCGGTGTAGGCAGACATGTCGGCAGAGACGTACAGGGTGGGAACTGCCCACTTCGCCGATAGCCAGGTAGCGAACATTGACTTTAGTGTTCCGCTGCGACCGGCAATCATGATGACCTGGCCCTGTCGAAACCTGCACCCGATGCCGTAGAGGTCGTCCAGTGCGGGAATGCGGGGTAGTTCCTTTCCCGCGTCGTGATTAAGGGTCAATGCGCGGCGTGCGTTTAGCATGGCCTCCCTCCCCAGAAAGCGAGGGCGCCCGCCCGTAAGCAGGCGCCCCACCCGGCTGTCGCGTCAGTCGAAATCGGGAGCCTCAGCGACCGCCTCAGCGATGGCGGCCTCGCGCTGCTCGTAGTAGCTCACCACGAGGTCCCAAACGTCGTCTTCGAGGTCGCGGATGACGTATCCCGCCCCGCTTGACGTGGGAGTCTTCCGCAGTACGCCGGCGACCTGGTTCCCGGTCTCGCCGCCGCTCGGCGTGCCTGGCAGCTCGGGCTCCAGGGTCCCGACCACCATGCCGTAGGTGATGGTCATGTCCTCAGCGACCTTGGACGGCTTTCGGTCCTGGAGGTCGGCCATGGTCCGGAAGAACGTGACGGTTGCCTTTAGCTCGTCACGAACCCGTTCCAGGCCGTTGTGCTTGTGGGGAACGCCCTTCCGAATTGATCGTGGCTCGAACAGGATCGCCACATCATTAAGATGCTCGGCGCCCTTCAGGAACTCGCCGTGCACGTTGGTCGAGGGCTTAACAAAAGCCATGCAAAATTCTCCATACTCTCACTAACGGTTTGATGGCCAGTTGTCGGCTCACTTGGCTGAGGCCGCCTGGAGTGCCTTGCCTCGGGCCTTGTAGGCGGCCTTGACCTGGGGGTCGGCGAATGCCGACTGGTTCTTGGCCCACCAGAGCTTTAGCGCCTCAACCGACTCCGCCCCTTCAATCTCGCTAAGCGCGGCACCCCTGGCCGAAGCCTCCCCGTCCTCCTGGTGGGGTCTGGAGGGGTCGGCGGCCGGCTTCGCAGTCTGCGCGCCCTGCCAGGCGTTCGGGTTGCTACGGCTCCGCCCGACACGCTCCCCGGAGATGGCCTGAGCCCCGGCGCCCCGCCCAAGAGCATGCAACGCATGCGCTTGCTGCGTGGCGTTGAGTACCAGTGCGGCGAGCGACAGGCCCTCGTCGCGATCCAGGTCGAATGCCTGGATCAGCTCCTCACGCACTACCGCGGCCGATCCCCGCACGGTGATCCAGGAGTCCTCGTAGCCCTTCCCATATTTGATGGTCACGCTGAGCGGCCCATCGCTGCCGCGATCCTGATCACTCACCCGCTGTCCTCTCGCTCGGCTCGCCTGGCGTGTACTCACACTAACGGTTTCAGGTGACAGGCAAGGCGAACGGGACCAGTGCTTTCGCCCCTACGCCGCGCAGCTCACGGACTTGTTTTGCCAGTTGAGCGCCCTGCCACCCGATCCGCAGGTTGATCCAATAGAGCGTTGCGGTGGCAGCACCTGCCGGCAGGTGGATGATGACGCCCCAGTCCTGGTTGACCGGTGGCAACGGCCGGCGCGTCATCGTCTCGTGGTCGTAGAGGTTGGCGCGGCTGTAGATGGCGAGCTGCATCGCCATCTTGAGCGCGCCGTACGAAACGGTGCCGGTCTTGAGGTCTGCGATGAGGTGTCCGCTGATCCAGTCGGGGGCATACTCCAGGCCCCGGCTGGCGCGCATCCATGCAGGCATGGCGGCCAGGCCCGCACCAGGCCCCGGACCGTCGTACCGCACGATGCGGTCCGGCGTTCCCCCGACCCCCAGTTCGTCGCAGACGACGAGCGTTTCAATATGGATCATCTCTAGGTCGATGGTCGCCGCCGCGTATGCCGCCATGTCTGCCATGTCCTGCTCGTTGGCCGTGGGCATGACCTCTCCCCGGTCGACAAACTCGCTCAGGTCGTGGAGGCGTGTACCCCTTTCGCGGCCCTCGTGTGCGCCGCCGATGGCCGCCAACTCATCCACGATCCTGTCGAGCTCCCGCCCATCGGACGCTGGATCCAGCTCGCGCGCTGCGGACACCATGGGGGCCGCCCGGCTCGCCCCGAGCAGCACCGTGCGCTGCCCCCACCTGGCAAGGGCGCTCTTGTCCTCAATGCAGTCGACATACGTCGTGGTCCTGGTGTAGGGCACCAGCCGGTGGTCGCTCGTCTCGGCGCCCTGTAGGCAGGCTGGACACCTGTCTGGGACGTGGATAAGCGGACGGTCGTAGCGGTCGCGCGGAACCCCTTTGGACCCGCCCGGGGCACCACTCCATTGTCGGGACGGATGCTTGACCGCCTGGCTAGGTTTGATCAGTGGCACGCAGGATCACTCCTCTGTAGCTCGATGCGCAGGCCGCCATTGGCGGCCGGTGCGGGCGCGTACTCGCGCAGATCAATGAGCTCAAACCCCAGGTCACCGATCAGGCGCAGTGCTCCCACTAGATCCTGGGCCGCGACCGAATCTGGGATATCTAGGCAGAACAGGGGCGTGCCGTAGTCCACATGGACCTTGATGCACCCAACGGTCGCCTCGAACTTGTCTGTACGACTCATGTGCCCTCCCCTTCGCCCGCTAGTGTGAGTGGGCCGCGCAAGGGTATAGAGCAGTGTCGTCAATCTAGACCCCCCACGTCTAGCGGAGGTCCATCTTGTGCAGTGAGTAACGGGTACGGATACCGGCCGTACGTACCGTCTCGAACATGAGTGCCAACTGAAAAGACTATCTACAGTAATCTTTTCAGTTGGCCCTGGCTGGCCGAAAGTATGAGCGTCAGCGGGTTCGTAGCGCTGAGCCCCCGGGTAGGCGCCGGTTGCGCCGCGCCCTGCTGGGTTTGGCGCGGCTTCGCCCGTGCGCCGTCGACTTCTCCTCAGCGTCGGCGCACCCATTCGGGCGCGACCGCGATGTGATCGGCAGCGCCCAGTCATCAGCGAGCTGGATCAGGTGGTCCGGTCGGCCGGCAATGCTGTCTACCACCTGCGAGCGCCACGCGGCCATCGCCTCGGCGGGGGTGCTGGTGGCGCCCACCACCACGTGCCCCTGGGCAATGACCTCGCGCTGGATGACCCGTCGCGTCCGGGCCGACCCCCGTGAGTCTGGCACAAAGATGATCACTCGCATCGACTGAGTATTACTCGCTAATTCCGGTCGATGCCAGTATTTTGATCAATGTTCCTGCCGGGTCTTGCGCGTCCTGACCGGTGCGTCTTCATCGGGAACTCGAATCAGGTCGTTGTCAATCCCCGGCCTGCGCGCCACGTAAAAGAAGCCCTCTTTGGTCAGCGGGTTATAGTGCACGACCGTGCCGTACGGGGCCTCCGGTGAGGTCTCGGCGCGGGCGACCAGCCAGCGGTCCAGCTCCCGCTCCACGGTCACCCCGAGGGTTTCGCCACTTCGGCGGCGACCTACGGCGCGCAGCATCTTGGGCGGCATCTTGTGCCTATGCTCCTTTCTGAGCGGCCACGGAACGAGGTCGTCGTGGCGGCCGATGAGCGCCGGGATGTTGTTGCGCCGACGTATATCGACCACGGTGCTGTAGCCGACCTTGACACCGTACTTACGCTGGATCTCGTCGACGATCCACGTAAGCTTTTTGCCGTCCTTGATCCAGCGGACCACCTCGTCCACGTTGGGGACCTTGACGTTTGGCATGAGTGCGAGCGTAGGGGTCGTTCACTCACACTGTCAAGTAGCGATGATTGACGATGCGTGGAGCTCGAAAATGAAGATAGAAGTGACCGTTTGCGATGTTTGCGGTGACCGCACCCTCCCAGCAACCACATACACCGTCTCGTCGGACGGCAAGGAGGGAGAAACTGACCGATGTGACACGCACGGATCGGAGCTGCGGGGCATCTCTCGTGGCAACCCCGCGCCCAAGGCGGCGCCCACGGGTAAGGGCGGAGGTCGCCGTACACGGCGGCCGGTCTCGACCATGGCCGACGTTGAGGCTGCTGTTGAGGCCGCGAAGCGCCAGAACCCTAACCCCCACTGAACTGGGCATATACGCGAGAACGCCCCACGCGGACCAAGTGGTCACGTGGGGCGTTATCTCGAAGGGCGCTGGCATCAGGCCAGCGGAAGCTCTCGTGCGGTGTCGCCTGGATCGCCGGCCTCGGCCGGCTCCGGAGCGTCCGGAGCGGAGTCCGAAAAAACGGTCAACGACGTGAGGATCGACAGCACCGCGGCCAGACCGGCCGCCGAGCCAACGGCGGCCCAGTCGACCTCCAAAACTCCCGCGTAGTCCACCGACATCAGGGACAGGGCGGTCTGTGCGGTGGTTTTTACGGCGCGCTCCCAGGCGTACACCCAGAACGCCCTAGTCATCAGCTCCATCGGCCTCCCTACTCTCACTAACGGAATTGCTTATCGGCCGATCGTGCGAACGATCGGCGCCCAGGTCTTGGGGCCGACAATGCCGTCAGGCGTGAGGCCCCGCATGCGCTGATACCAGCGCACCCCACTAGCGGTCTTGGCCCCGAACTGCCCATCAGCCGCGCCGCACCTGGCGCCGATGAACCGCTGGACAGCCTCAACGTCCGTGCCTCGCATGTTCGGACTCTGGAGTCTCAGCATGCGTTTGCCGTTGGCGTGGCGCGGCAGGCTTGCCTGTGGGGCCAGTAGCGTGGCCCAGGTCATGGGGCCGACAATGCCATCGGGCGTGAGGCCCCGCGCCTTTTGGTACTTGATCACCGCCGAGCGCGTCTTGGGGCCGAACACGCCATCACGCGTGGCGCCCACCGCGCCTTGCACGGCGGCCACGTCGGTGCCACGAGCGTACGGAACGGTCAGCCGCAACATCCGGCTGCCAGCCGCGTGAGCGGGCAGTGGGGACGGGGAGGGTGTACCACCCTGACCCTGTCGCCACTGCTCGACCGTCTCGCCCTTGAGGATCGACAGGATGGCACGCATCGCGGTCATATCGTCCGCGTACTTGCGGTGCACGGAGATATGGATGTGCCACAGGTGCGACGAGTCCGATGTGACTGCCTGCCCTCGCGCGTAGTCCCAGCCCTCGACTCGGGTATCACTGTCTGCCTGGCCATAGAACTCCCGCATGTAGACGGTGCGCGGGTCAGCAGCATGGCCAGCATGGCCGGCGGCAAGCAGACGCGAGGAATACTTGTCGATCGTGTCGTAGCGCCCGGCCTGTGCGTCGCCGAACGTCAGGTCAATGGCGGAAGCCAGGTCGCCCGGCCCCTCACGGTCGACGCCGTACTGGGCGTACGAGTAGTTGCCAGGCCACCGAGCAACGTTGGCGTCGCGGGTGTTGTGGTACCCCCGCTTGTTGGCGTAGATGCCGCCAAACTTGGCAGCACCCTGGATCTTCCGAAACTCCTCCCACAGCCACTTCAGTGCGTCAGGGGTCGGGCTCATGCTTCTCCAATCACTTTGCTCTCAATAGCGGTTTCGGCTACCGCTTGATGTGCTCCAGTCGGTGAATGCGCTGTTCCTCACGGATGCCGGAGATCTCCTCGTCCTGTCGCCGCTGGGCCGAGATCACGCGTTCAAGGCCAGCTATGACTCTGTCGAGATCGTCCCGGAGGTTGGTGGAGTGCTGGTTGATCACCTGCTCGCCAACCTCCTCCAGGCGCTTGGACTGTCGGCGCAGTAGCTCTACACCAGCGCCAATCAGCGCCACACAGACCCCGGCGCCGGCGGCGATGAGTTCAGCTGCGATCGACTCCACTACCACTCCGTTCCGTCACCCGTCTTGACGGATGCCGGAACCCACTGATCGCCGTTGCCGACAAGGACCAGGGCATCCCTCCACCCCGTACCATCACCGATCCGCACGCTAGACAGAGTCATCACCACAGCAGCCGCCGACCAGGGGCCGACGCCAACAGCAGTCAGCGCTCGCACACGGATGTAGTAGGTCTCACCGGGCGACAGGCCCACCAGGACGTACGGAGGCCCGGCCGACGAGGTGACCACGGCACCCGTGCCAGTGGCATCACGTGCGTGCTGGATTTCGTAACCCTGGATCTCGCTGCCGCCGTCATCGGCGGGAGCGCTATAGGTCACCGTCACGCCAGTGGCAAGTACGTCGCTCAACACAGGTGCCGGCGGGGCACCAGGCGGAACCGCTGGGGTCGTGATGTTGACCGCTCCACTCCACCCCGAGGTGCCCGCGCTATTGGTCGCGCGGACGCGCCACCAATATCTGGTGCCAGGGGCGAGGCCCGTGACCTGGAGCGCGGTAGCAGCTCCGAGTACGGAACTGTGCAGCCCGGCGGTGAACGCGGCGTCGGTAGCCCGCTGCACCGTGTACCCCGTGATGGCGGTCCCGCCGCTGTCTCCAGGAGCCGCCCAGCGCACAGTCACACGAGTCGCGGTTACGCCCTCCAGCACGGGCGTACCCGGCGAGGCCGGTGCCGTGGCGCTCGTTCGCCACCAGCGCGTCCCCGACCAGCCGCCCCAGCCAACGGCGTTATGCGCCCTCACCCGCGCATACAATGTGGATCCCTTGGGCAGTCCGGAGACGGATCTAGTGGTGGACCAGCCTGACGAATCCCAACTACTAACGAGTTGGGTGAAATTCGAGTTTCGGGACACCTGTCCATAGTTTCGGTCCAGGGAACGGCCATTGCTGGACGGCGTTGACCAATTGAGGCGAACGCTTGTGCTGGTGATGGATCCCGCAGAGGGTGTGCCAGGGGCGCTGGGCGTGCTAGGTGGACGCGCTGGCAGCCTGATCGACCGGGAATGACTAGGCGTTCCTCCGTTATACATCCCGGAAATATTGCATGTCCAGGAGTAAGTGGGGCCACCGCTATAACCGATACTGGCAGTAAAATTTTTACTGAAAATGAGTTTGGTGGCGCCGGTCCCGTTCAGGCCGTTATGGTAGCTGCCCGACCCGCCTCCAGTGCCACTTATCGAATAACTCTGGTTGTCGTCGAACCGCCAACCATCAGTGACCCGAACATATACCCGTAGATAGACCGTCACCGACGTGCTACTGGCGCTTGGCGATGATGTCCAGCAGTTGATACCTGCTTGAAGATGGCCCTCTGCGGATCCCCAGGTCGTGGCCATGCGCCCCCCTAGGTTGTCGGCTGGATCCAAATGCGGTCTACGTCTGGGTTGCCGGATGGGGTGGTCTCAGACACGGTGAGGCGATAGCCGCCCCACCGCATGGAGTCGGCCACCTGGCCGGGGATGAGGGCGCTCCAACCGGAGCCGTCCCAGAATTCCCATTGTCCTGTGGTCTCGTTGAAGCCCAGCTTGTATTTGCGAGGCGAGGCGGGTCGCGTTACCGTCTCCCAAGCCCCAGTCCGTTGTCCGCTGTAGCGTCGCTGGTCGGTGAGTTGGTTTGGTGCAATGACCCCCGCGCCCTGCACGACCTCAGCAGTAGCCAGCGGCTCCTCAAATATCTCGCTGTCCGTTTGCTCCAACGTCGGCACCGCCCCACCGGGAGCGCCCTCTTTGACCGTAAGATCAATCCCATTTACCGCAGGATCCAGGCGCAGGATGGCGCGGTCATACCGAGTCAGCGCACCTGACGGCGTCAGGGGCAGCACTTCTTGTGCAGTCGACACCACGACGTGGCCACGTATAATCGCCACGCCGGGAGCGACCAGCAGTGACATTGCCGACGCGTGTGGGGTTACGCGAAACCCACTACCGCCGATCGAATCCAGAATGCCGGTATCTTGCAGCTCGGCAAAAAGCTGGCTGTACTGCGCCTCCGTGCTGTCCTGGTCGTCAAAGGGGAAGCTGGTGATGGTCACGGCGCACTCCTAGCCCTGGACGGGTGTTAAAATATATGAAAGGTTGGCGGGTAGTGGAATGGTCCATTCGTTGGTGACTTGAATGCGGAACCTCGTCGCATCGATAGCGACCGCGGACTCCAGGCGGATCACGGCTGACCCGAAATGACCATTGGTCATTTCGGTCACGACCCCATTGACCACGTAGTCGGCGCTGCCCATGGAGCGCCCCTCCGGGAGCGTCACTACCAAACTGCTGGTGCCAGGTGCCAGGCTGCCGAGCGACTGGAATCTCACTGCAAGGGGGGTCGGGCTCCCGCCAGCACGCTCCAGGTTGTCCACACGAAGGGCAATGCCATCCACTCGCCGGCCGAGCGCCAGGTCAGGGTTAAGGGCTGCCGGGTCGCCCAAAACAGCGCCCACGCGGGCGCCGCTTTCATCAATCTGGAGCACATAGCCAGTGACGATTGCTGTCATTTCCTGGCCCTCGACCACCACCGCAATGCGGTCGCCAGTGCGCCAGTCCCACCAGAACCGCATCGCGCCCGGGTTGTCGCCCTCGGAATCCTCCATGGGAACGATCTGAACCGCGATTGTAGAAAACCCCTCCTCATCAAGCACCTCGGCGCCCGCGCGCTGTAGTTCGGCTAGGTTGTCCGCCTGGCGCGCGTCTACAAAATGCTCGATTCGTCGTCCCCAAAGCGTTTCGCCGGCCTGTGCGTCTTCCGTGGTCATCTCCACAAGCTGGCGGTCAATCAGATCGCCCTGCCCCGCGACCAAGACGCGGGTGGCGCCAGGCGGTCCGATGGCGACCCGGTGAGCCGCGAGGGTGTTGTGGTGGATGTCCAGCCGAATCTCCCCAGTGAGGTCGCGACCCTCCTCCACCCAACAGCGCAGGCCAGAGCCGACCTGCCTGACCTGCCAGTGCAGATTGGTTCCGGCCGCAATCTCGTTAAGGAGCGCGCCGAGCACGGGAAAGCGCGCTCGCTTCGTCAAGATCGGCCCACGCCCCAAGCTCGCGCTGACCGTGAGGCCATCGACCCGCCGGGTAGAGGGGGCGCTTGGCCCGGCATTGGCTTCGACGTAGGCGCACATCAGCGTTTCCGCCGCTCCGGTCCGGACATCATGCGCGAGCGCCTGCTCATCCAGGTTTGGAGACGCCGGATCAGGAGCTGCAAGCCTGTCGGTCATGTGGATGTCGTCGCTGACGCCCTCGATCGTCACCGTGCCAGCAGGGTCGTCTGCCGTGGCAGCAGTCTCCGGCCGGATCACCGGGCCGGAGAAGAGCACGCCACCCGTGGCGACCAAAGTGACCACGATGCCGGCCCCGGGGGTCCGCAGGTGTGGCGTCATCGGGTGCTCAACCGGCAGCCGCACGCGCCACGACCCAACGCCGTTCAGCGCGTCGACAATGCGCATATCCAGATCGTCAGGATGGACTTGGCCCACGACCTTAAGGTCCAGGTCCCGGACCTCAACAATAACGTCATCGCGTTGCACTAGATGATCCACCACTTCCTAGGTCGCCACGTCGCCCTAATAGCGCTCTCTCCGGTCGTGTCGACCATCCCCACCCGTGCCAAGGTCTGACCGGGCGGAATGGCCCAGAAGCTCGGCGCGGGCGCAAGCTCGGAATATCGACTCACGCCCGCAAGAGTCCGAACGGTAGATTCTCGCGTGTTAATGACAAGTTCCTCACCGGCACCGAGGGTGCCGAGCCAGGAAAGACCCCGTATGCCGTCCGATAGGACAAGATCCCTACCTGGCCCGAGGATGCGCCAAATGGGCCAGGTGGGCGCATCACCATCGTTGATCAAAAGCATGTCCCCGATGGCCTGGCTGCTGGAAATTTTCAGAGACACGAGCGAAAAGCCGCTGCCGAGGAGGCCGCGGCCGGCGCCGGCATTTGTGACCTCCGTGCACCGCTCTGCGTGAGAAATGAAATAGGGGTTGCCTGCCCGTAGGGTGACAACAGTCGTCAGCTCACGGTCACCCGTGGTGCCATCCCCGTAGGCGAAGTCGCCGCCCCCCACGCGGACCACGCGATTGGTCCAGTAGGCGCCGTCCTCCTCAACCAAATCCATTTCAAACTCACCCTGCATCAGGATGAGGGAGAGGCGGGTCATTTCGCGTTTAAGCGCCTCGCGGTCCGGCGCGAGAAGGTGCAAGGGCACGTCGATGTCTCGGGGTTGCTTGCGTTCGCCTCGATACATCGCCCCGTCGCCGGCGCCAGCGCGCCACTGTGTGGAGACGGGCGGGAGGCCCAATCCGGTCACGCCCCTCAGGGCCTCCACGCCGTATCCTGTCCTACTGATGCCATCCAATCGCATCGCATCGGTAGCGCTACGAAATCGCAGGTGCACCATTACCACCCCCAGGCGCGGGCCCGCCCAAGGGCGGCGAACAGATCTTCTTCCGAATCCATGCTTGAGCCCGGCGCGGCATGGTAGTTGATCGTTTTGCTATCCGTGGCCCGGCCAACATCTGCGCCATAGGCGTCGGAGTTTATGCCCAGGCTCGCTGTAGGTACACCGAATTCGGTGCTGGCGACATTTTTTGTCAACTCGCCCAGCGAGCGACGCACCATGTCATACCGGGACTCCAACCCCTCAATAAACCCGTCAATGACAAGTCGGCCCGCGCCGTATAGCAGGGTGCGGTCGGTGCTGGGCGGACCTTTCCAATCGGGCATGAGGTCAGTGAGGCTGTTGAGCTTGCCTCGGACCGCACCAAACATTGACTGGATACCGTCAATCAGCCCGCGCAGGAGCGCCTTTCCAGCGTCAACCAGCAGCTTGCCAAGGTTGCCGAGTGCGGACCGTATCTGACCAGGTAGGTTGCGAAAAAAGGAAAGAGTATCGTCCACGCCAGAATCCACCGCATCGACGGCGGCGTGGATACCGCGCTCAAACTGGCTGCGGATTTCATTCCATAGTGTTTTGATGGAGCCGCTAACGGCCCCCCAGATGCCCCGAAAGATCCCTACCATAAGGTTGATTCGATCCTGGATGTGGTTGACGATTCCATTCCAGGCTGCGACAGCTACGGCGCTGACTGAAGCCCAGACCGAGGACCAAAGGTCCGAGACGCGGGACAGTCCATCACTGAAAATTCCGGCCATAGTTCCAAACGGCCCGAAGATGATTTTGAGGATGCCGATTATCGCATCAATAATACCGGAAAAGATCGACTGCACCCCACTCCATGCCCGCTCCCAGTCACCAGTAAACACGCCAACCAGGAAATCGATCACACCGCGTATCACGTCGACTAGGCCGGCAATAGCTTGGGCGGCACCCTCGACAACTACGCCCAGGTTCTGCGCTAGCGATCGTGTCATCATATCGAGTGCCGGGATTAGCAATGGCACAAGTAGATTCAGCAACTCGACGATGATATCAATCACTGGCTGAAGCGCGGCTACGGCATCGGCCAGAATGGGTGCCAACGCCGCCAGTAGCGTGGATATTACTGGCAACGCTAGCTCTGCGATCGACAGAAGAAGCGGCTGGAGCGCGCTAATAACGGGCATTAGCGCTGGCAAGACGGCCTGTACAATCTGAACGAGCGCGTCAATGATCGGCTGGAGCAGCGGCGTAAGCCCGGCAAGAGTCGCGGATGTTACCGTAGCAATCTCTGACAACGCCGGGCTGATCGCCCTAACTACCTGCACTAAGCCATCACCGAGCATTTCAATGACCGGCGACAGGGCTGCAACTAGCCCGTCCAATGTCGGGGTGAGAGAGCCAAACACCTCGCCAATTTGTGCGGCAAGCTGACCCAGCACTGGGCCGAGCGACCCAACCAGGTCCGCAATAGGGGTAAGCGCCGGCAGAAGGGCAGTGACTGCCGCATTTACGCCAACGAAAAAGGAAGTCAATCCTTCCTGGAACGCCGGAGTGGAGAATATTTCACCCAGGACCGCCGCCATTTGCCCCCAGGCGGAACCGACGAGGGGTAGCACATCGCGCAGGACCGAGACCAAACCGATGAAGACTTGACTAAATGCCGGACCTGCCTCATTTACGAAGCTGTCGAACATTTGACTGACGGCCGAAAAGAAGGAGGTTAGAGCACCCTGGATTTCGGGTCCTTCGAGTGTTTTAGCGAACTCCTGGAGCCCGCTGCCCAAACTGCTCAGGGTTGCGGTTCCCGCTGCGTCCGCAGCCCGCCACAGGGCAGTAAATACCTGAAACGCCCCCTTAAGCGTCTCGATTAGCCCAGACAGCGCCTCTATGGCCGAGTCAACAATGGATGTCAGGCCATCGCCGGCCGTTTGCGCGGTGAGGAAAGCGGCGAACTCATCCGCAGTACGGCCAATGAGGTCAGCTAGCGGCGGTAAGATCGAAGAGCCGATCTGACCGAAAATCGTCATGACGGCCGCCAGGGCCGGAGTGTAGCCAGTGAAGATATTGATCGACTCGTTGAGTCGATCAAACATCTGTGGCAGCTCCGACAGAAATCCGCCCTCAGCACCTAGCGAACCTGCAAAAGCGGCGAAGAAGCCTCCAATAGAGCCGGACACCTTGCCCAGACCCGCTTCCAGGAGGGGAAGCGCCGCCGTCAAGAGGTTATTGATGGGGCCACGAGCGATTTCCCAAAATCCGTCGCTAATGACGCCCTGGAGCCGCCCGAAGCGCTCGGCTACGGCAGGGAGTTGGTTCCCAAAGTCGGCAAATGCGACGGCCATCGCCGCGAGACCAATCGCGATGCCAGGTAGGGCGAGGGCAATCGGAAGGAGCTGGGCTAGCGATCCAGCTAGTCCAATGGCGTTACCCGCTGCCGAAACAAGTGCGCCGGAAAGGGCCGTCACGCTAAGCGCCATAGTGCTTATTTGGGGAAGGTTGGTAAAAAGTCCGAGGAATGCTGTGCGCGCTTGTGCGATGCTCTCACGCAACGCGCGGAACCCGCTCAACACGTCAACAAAGCGGACGGCGGCTAGGGCACTTCGATCGATTACAGGGCGGATAACGGCATCGCGCGTACGAGTCAGGATGGCCAACGCCGCTGACACCCGGGCGGATGCCGCGTTGTCCATATCGGCCTCGACGCGCACTTCGTCAAGTCGGGCCTCCAGCTCCGCTTTAGCCGTAGACAGGCTGGCTTCATTGAGGTCTACATTAAGGTTGATCTCATTTAGCGCGCTTAGCTGTGCCTCAACCTTTTTAATAGCGCGCTCAATGCTGGCCTCGTCATCGAGATTGACGTTAATGTCAATGCCGATGTCCTTGACGCGCTGCTCCAGGAGGTCCCGCATCGACTCTAGCGAGTCGCGGTCAAGCTCCACGGGGAGCTCTATCGCATCCAGGTTGACCAACTCGGCGTTTACCCTGGCCAAGGCGGACCGAACGCTACTCAGGTCATCCAGATTGACGCGCAGGGTCAGATCCCGCATGGCTTGCTGCGCGGTATCCCGGACGGCTCTGGCCTCGGCTGCGGTCTCCGCAGCCTCGCCGTCGTCCAGCTCGACAGCGAGCCTGGTGGTCAGCTCAGGTAGACGCCGCTCCTCGCGTTCGAGCTGCGCCTTAGCCTCAGCACGGAAAGCGCTGGTATCCGGAGTGACCTTGACAAAGATGCGCCCAATGATCTGGTCAGTCATCATTTACCCCCGCCGGTCAGCCGGCCAAAAACATCCCGTAGGGAGACTTTCGTGGTGGGCTTTTTGGCTTTCGGGCGCGGGTACTCGGGGAGCCGCGGTGGTTTCCCCTTGCCCCAGTTACCTGATGCGCGCGTGTTAAGGTTGATTGCATCGAAAATGTTGGCGATCATGTGCCTATCTGCGCCCCAGCCGTGATGCTCACGCCCCCCCGCAGCGAGGGCGGCTGTCAGGCTGGTGTCAGGCAGTGCCCGCACGGCAGCCAGCACGAGGTCCGGGCTCGGCCCGCGACCCTCCACTACGGCTTCGAGATCGATCCCGAAATAGCGCCGTAGGTCTGGGTAGAGTCCGGACCCGTGCTGATCAATGAGCCGTGCTAGGCAGATGCTTCCCCCGGCCTGCACCGCTCTCCGTAGGCCGAAAACAGTTCCGCGAGCATGGCGGTGTCGTCGCCAATCTCTCTCAAGAGTTTGTCGGCCGCCGATCGCCGCTCCGCCACGGTGCGGATAAGGTCTTTCAAGCAGTCGACCTGATCCGCCCCTTGGTCGTTCATTGCCCTCTGCGTCTGCTCCAGGTGCGCCCGCTTCGCCTTGTCCAGGCGCAGTGGGTTGAGCAGCATCACTTGCGTGCCGTCTCCGAGCCTCACCGGCAGGGCCGCGTATTTGCGTTCCACTGCCGCGCGGATGTCGTCTAGGGTCAGGTCGTTTTGATCACTCATCGAGTAGCCTGCTTTCGGTTTCGAGACAGGGGCCGGAGAGTTTGTTAGGCGGCGACGCCCGCGACCCACACCGAGGAGTCCCAGTAGGCCGTGGTGCCGTCCTCTAGATCGACGTACTGGCCCGTAGTCCAGGCCGTGGCGGGAGAGGCGGTGACGCCGGAGAGGGCGGTCAGGTTGTACGGAGTGTCCGCGCCGTCCGGGCCGAAAGCGCCTGGAGTGCCAGCGCTTGCGCTCTCGGCCTCAATACCGCCGATCGGCGTCACCGTGTATGCGTAGGCGTTGGACCCGAGAACCAGGGGCTTGACGCTGAGCGGCAACCCGGCCAGCGACTCGGCATCCGATACGGAAAGGTCGTCCGCACGAAAGATTTCGGCCTTTGGCGCGAAGAACGCGAAGGCGTTCGCGCCGTCGTAGAACACAACCAGGAAGGCGCATTCGGTTGGCACCGGGGATACTGGCACGCCGAGCGAGCCATCCGGGAGTAGTGGGGCGTTCGCGCCATAGTAGAGCCGGAGGCCGGCGCGGTCGAACTGCTGAAGGGTGAAGGTGAAGCTCTCGGTGCGCGGCGCGTAAGTCGTGCGCAGCGTTTTCGCCTGGAGGGTCCCGAGCGTCGTAGCTTCGCCGCCCTCGCTGGTGATGCCGAAAATGTCTTCCAGGCTCGTGTGACCGACGTTCTCCCATACGGAGTCAATGTTGAACAGGTCAGATGGTGCAATGGTGCCCGTTGGGGCGCGGAAAAAGTTGCCGGCCCCCACAACAAGGGTCGCGTTATCGTTGAGCATGATCGCTCCCAGGGGTTTGGATTTAGGGCTGCTGCCGGGGCCGGCGCACAGTCACGTCATATCGGGTTTCGTATCGCCAGACGCCTGCCGGGAGGTCCGCGTACTGGACCGGGCCGGTCGCGGTTGCCCAGTCGGGCACACGTCGGGGCGAGGCGGTCATCGTGAGGCCCAGGAAGTGGCCAAGCTCGGGCACGCCGAAGCGGGCACGCCGAGCGCGCATCAACGAGGCGCGGACCGCCTCGGCAAGGCGACCGGAATCCTCGTCCCCATCGGGGTCCTCGGCATAGGTGTAAATAGCCACGTGGGCATCGTCAATGAAGCGTTCGTCACCGGCCCAGACGCCATAGCTATCCAGTCGTCGCAGGTGGACAAATGGAAAGGTTTGGGCCATCTCAATTAGCGTGCCAGCCGGAACGTCCGGCAAGTAATGTGAGAGTGCAGCAAGTAGTAGGTCTTCAACCGGCGAAAACTCTTGTGCGGCGATGACACTAGGAGGAAGGCCCGCCACCGTTTGGTACCCCCATCACTCGACCCTTGCGCACTCGGATGCGACGTAGCCGCGTCTTGACTCGCCGGCCCCGTTTGATGTTTAGGCTCGCGGCGCGCGTCAGGATGTACAGCCCCTCGTGGCCGCCGAAGGTGCGACCACTGTCATCAATTAGGTGGTCGGCGCGGCCGAACTCAATGCTCAACGCGCCGAAATCGGAATTGCGGTCGTCAAGGCCCACATACCAGTCCAGGTGAGCGTACTCGCGGTCACGCTCCTGGCCCCAGGTCACCTCAGCGCCGCCACCTACGCCCCGGTCGGGCGCGACGGCGCCCGCGTCGCGGGCTGCCTGGAGGTTGGCCTGGGCTCGGCCGAAGATGGCGAACGCCCGCTCCGAGAGATGGAGCTGTACGCCATCCAGGTCGGCTATGACCCCCTCCAGCTGGCGCCCGGCGACGTGGCGATAGACCTCGGCCATCACGCACCCACCGGGGGCAGGGGGCGGCGCCTTAGCGACACCGTCACGTGACGCGTGTGCCGGGTGCCATGGTGATAGGCCGGAGGTGTGACGACATCCCACCGCGAGCCGCGCCACTCCACCTGAGCCCACAGCTCGCAACCGGCCACGTCGTCGCGCACGATCATCTTGACGACGTGGATTTGCTGCTGCCCGGGTAGCTCGGCGCGCGAACTGCGCTCAGGCACGAATGCCGCGACCACCACGACGGGGTTGTCCTCATCTACCACGCGCACCCGGTGGCCCCGGCGGTCCGTGACCTCCCTGTACGGATAAACAGTGGCGGACTGACCACGCCTACGCTGCATGGACGGCATCGGCCTCAGCACCCCCCACGGGGGTGCCAGGTGGAGTAGCCGTACCCGTAGCCGCTTCGGCACCCCCCGCTAGGGTGCCAAGTAGAGCAGTCGCAGCCGTAACCCCAGCACTCCTCGTTGAGTGGGAACGGGTCGCCGTCCGTGTTGACCAGCGTGCATTGATGGTGCTTGTAGCGTCGCAGGTCTGTGCGGTAGGCAGTTACCTCGGCGCTTACGAACCCGCCCTGAGCGGCGCCGCCCAGGCGGCGCAAGGTTTCAATTTCAGCGTCCGAAAAAAACGGTGCTCCCGCCTTGTCGCCAAGGTCGGTAAACGCGACCGTTTCATCACCAGCGCGACTTTGGGTCAAGCCATCTAGATTTTTCATGTACCGCGCGACGGCCACCAGCACAAGCCGGCGCACCATCCGGGGTGCCTCCTCGGGGACCGGCCACGCCTGGCCAGCGTGGTAGCGAGCCTCCTCGGACATGTCATCCAGTGCGGCGCCGGCCACGCGCTCCTCGGCTGCCGACATGGTGAAATCGATCCTGCCCTGAACGTCCTCGACCTGGGCAAAGGGCTCAGACACTGGACCTCCAGGGGCGGCTACGGGGTGAAGGGGGTGCCCACGCCGGTTGCGGCAACCAGCTGATCAAGCAGACTGCCGGCCGCGGGCGTACCGCCCACACCAGACGGGTCAGCGTTGTTGTCCGCATCCGGCAGCACGTCGGCAGTGGCGTCCAGGTCATAGGCGATGGCCCGGACCAAAAACTCGCCCACCGTGTCGCCCTCTCGGATCACGTCCGAGCGGCCAGCGTTCAACACCACATCCTTGACGGAGCGCACACCGTTGTAGGTGTTAATCACCGACCTCTCAGCGAGAACGGTCGGGTCATAGTCGAGCACCCATCGCGCGGCGACGGATCGTGCGGCAGCGCTGCCGCCAATGCCGCTCTGTGGCACAGAGGGCGCAGCGGTCGACATCACGAACGCGCTCGGCACGAACAGGTAGCCCTGGTCCGCCGGGATTTCCTGGCTGACCACGACATTCATCCCGTATAGGCGCCCGATGGTCGCCTCACGCACGCTCGCTGACGCGATGTCCTGACCCACTGCGTCAGCGAGCACCAGGTGGTCGTCAGCAAGAATCGCCTCTTCGACCGCAGAGCCGATCACGAAGTTCCGCTGGCCGGTCGGCATGCGGAGGCGATTCGCCGCGGCACGCAACTTGATCAGGCTCTGCCGGATCGTCCGCTGGGGCACGCCCGTGCCGCCAATAGTGGCAAGATAGGACTGCCCGGTCACCAGGGCGACCGCCTTGTCCTCCAGCGCCCTGGCGACCGCCTCGGCCTGACTGCGGATAACCCGCGCCCATTCAATAGAGTCCCAGTCTCGCTGCTCGTCCTGGAGCTTGGTAGCCGAATAGGTATTACCCGAGAGGGTCAAGCTGATTTTGCGCTCGGTAAAGGCGTCGAACTGAATTGAGCTGGTCCGCTCGGCGCGGAAGTTCGCGATTTCGTGCGCCGGCAGGATCCCGGGTACCCGTACGTGGACGGTGTCACCCTCGGCGCCTCGGAACTGTTCAAATCCGCTGCGCTGAAAGAGGCCAGGCAGTACCAGGCTCTGCTCGATGACCTCGGCCGCGAGCGCGGCCAGCTTCTGTGGCTTCACGATGGCGTTCAGTGCCATAACTTCCCTTTCGATGCACTAGCGCACTCGCACTAGCGGTTTGAGATAAGAAAGGGGCCGCTTAGAGCAGGCCCTGGCGCAGCTTGCGGGCGACCTCAGCCGGGTCGAAGTCGTCGCCGGGCTCGTCGCCCGGGGTTAAACCGCCGCGCAGCGTGCCGGAGATAGGGAGGGCGTCGCCCCGGTCATCCGACGGGGTCAGCTTGCGGATTGCCTCGACATGCCCGGTGAGGTCGCCCGGGGTCTCCCAGGTCATCGCCGCGAGGATCGCGGCCTGGTCGTCGGTCAGTCCCCGCGACGCGTTAGCCAGGGCGAGATCGCGCTCCAGCTTGGCGTTACCCTCGCGCAGTTCCTTGACAGCCGCCTCAACCTCCTCGGGGGTTTTGGCCCTTTCTAGGCTGGCCTCAGCGTCGCGTAGCTTGGTGCGGTAGTTAGCCGCCTCGGCCCGAGTGTCGGCCAGTTCCTTCTTTGCCCAGTCGGGCAGGGAGTCGATTGAGGTAGCCGGAGGCGCCTGGCCCTCGGGAGTGGTGTCACCATTCGTGTCGGGGTCTTCCGGCATGCGTCACGCCTCCTGGGCGCTCTGGGCAGCCTTCCGGGCCGCCTTGCGGATGGTGTAGTGGTGGCGGCGCCACGCCTGGCGGGCCGCCTCGCCGCGGAGCCCATGCGTGACCCTCGGCCACAGCTCGGCGTACTCGCGGTTAGTTGCGTACAGATCGCTCTCGTACTGCTCACGGGAGAACACCGGCTCCACAGAGCACTTGCAATTGTCGTGATACAGGTCACCCGCCTCGAACCGGTGCTTCTCAGCCTTTTTGTAGACCGGGCCGCGACTGATCAACATCGCGCAGAAGTCGCACGGCGATCCAGTCAGCGAGACACGGATATAGCCCAAGACCCGGCGATCCCGCTGGGCGAGATCCCACACCTTCGAGCGGGCGCCGCCCATCGCCACGCGCTCGCTGCTCGCGGCCTGCCGGATGCCAGCCAACCGGTGAGCCTCCCGACGCGCCTCGTCCGCCTGACTGGCGGGGATGTCGGGCTGGAGGTCGCGCACCTTGCGCCGCATCGTGCCAAGGCCAAGGTTGGCGAGAGCTTCCCGGATCTCGGCCTCAGCGGCGCGCTCCAGGCGCGCATCGGCTGTGCGCCAACCGGGGAGCCGGACAACCCTGACCGTGGTAGCGCCGCCCCGCACCTCGGGATCCCACTGCACGTCAGTCCACCGCCGCCTGACGCGACGGCTAGGGCGCTCGCCCGCACTGGGGGTGCCACCACCAGCGACAGCCGCCGTCAGGCCGGCGCGCTGCCGTGCGGAGTGTGGGATGCCCAGGGTCAGGGCGTTGAAGTCCGCGCGGAGCTGGGCGAGGGTCGTGGTACCGCCCTCAGGGCCGACAGTCTCGCCAGTCCGCAGCGCCCGCACGAGCCGGTAGTAGGCGATAGCGAGTGCCGCGGCTTGCGCTCGCTGCTGCATTACCTGCCTGGCGGCCCGCCCCAGCCAGCGGGCCTGTGCTCCCGGCGCCCCTGACGCCGGGACCTCGCCATGCCATGTGGCCAGCGCATTCCGGATGGCACCCGCACCGATCTGATTTAGGGCTAAAACGAAAGCGGTGGTTACCGCATCGGCCTCGGCCGTCCGCTGTGCCTGTGTGAGGGCCACAACCACCTCCGGGTCAGGTCACCTCCAGGGAGGTGATTGATACGACCTGCTGGCCGTTCCAAACGCCCTCGACCGACGCGGTTGCCTCGGCGCCACCGACCCAGATCGTGCAGGCCGGGCCGGCGGGCGGCGCCGCGCCCTGCTGGAGGGCGATGATGACGTGCCCCGAGCCGGCGGCAGAACCAAAGTTCCAATCGACGCCAATCGGGACGCCCGCCGGAGGGCGGGTCTGATATGCCAGCGCTGGACCGTTTTCGTTGGTGATGAGGCTGATCCACCCGGACCCCGGCGTGATGGCGGATGCCAGGTTTGGGTTTGCCTGCACCGCAGCGAGGACCAGGGTGTCCGCCTCGGTCGGCGTGATGTCTACCGATGCGGGTGTTGCACTGCTTGAGCGGTGATCGGCGAGGACGACATCGACCACACCGCTTGCGCCTGGCACACGCACCAGCGCCCCGAGAGCGCTCCCCGAGCCGGTGAAGGCCGCCGAAACCCCGGTGAAAGGGGCGGTCGGGCTGCATGTCCATACTTCGATGCGTCGGCCCGCGCTGCCCGACTTTGGCGCGAAGTCTCGCCGCGTCCATGTATTGCCGCCATCGTCCGTCACAGTGGTGTACGGGTCGGAAGCGGAATAGCGCGCGAGCACCAGGACGTAGTGGTTGCCCACCGCCCCGCTCGCCCCGAAAACTCGGGGGCTGGTACTGCTCGGCCCAAGCGCGTCCAGAACGACCGGCGCACTCCAGGTCACGCCTCGGTCCTCACGATGACGGTGCCCTCCGGAGTGCCAGACGGCACAGGGTCACCTGGACCAAGCACCAACACATCGGCCATCTGGATCGCGGCAGCCGCCCCATCGGACCGCCACAGCCGACCCCACCAGTCCCGCTTATAGAGCTGCGTGGTGCGACTAGCGTCCTCCAACTCCAGCCAGCCGCCATCAGCGGACGCACCAAGATCCGTGCGCGGGATACCGCGTACCAGCGCATCGGCCTTGTATGCTGACGTAGGCGTGCCGCGCAAGGCGCCCCACTCGTTGCGCCATGCCGACAGCTCACTGGCGCCATCCCCGACATAGATCCGCTCGACATCCGGGTTGCCCACACTGACCGGATAGTCGAGTCGGATCCGCCTCAGGTAGTCCCCTGGCGGGGCAGAGTCATGCACCGTGTCGACCGCCGAATAGGTGGCGGACAGATCATCCGCCCCACCCGGGGCGTGTGACGACGCGTGTGCGCTCGGTACGGGATCGATCCACTCGGTGTCATAGTCGGTCGCGCTGCCCTTGGCTAGCACCTGGCCCGCCGTGCCGCCGGCCGTGACGCCAGGGCCGGGGTCGCCCTTAGGGCCCGTAGCGCCCGGCAGTCCCGCTGGCCCCACCAGCCCCAAGAGCCAGTCAGCCTCGGTACCCGAGTAGCCGCCAGCCACCGCGACCTCATAGGCGCTCAGGCCCTGGTCGCCCTGTGGGCCGGGCTGCCCAACCTCGTCCAGCTCAGCCAGGACATCGGGCGCGAGTTTGACGAGGCCAACGGACCCGTCCGGCACAACCCCGGCAGCGGTCTCTGAGAGCGCCTGCCACCAGGCCGCCTCAGGCTCGTCATCGGGCTGCATGGTTTCGGGGTCCACGTCCACCAGGTCGGCGTACTCGACCGGAGTCTCGGACTCCGGTACCGCGACAGTGCGGGTAACCATGTCGTGGTACCCAATCTCCTGTGCCCGCCAGCGCCATGCCCGGCCGACCGTCGACTCCAGATCTACAGTCGCCTCGGCGGCTCCGTCCAGGTATACGCGGAGACGTGTGCCAAACAGCATCGCGCCTGAGTAGCGCTGGAGTGCGACGTATTCAGCGGTGGGATTGGTGTCGCTCAGGGCGATGTGGACTGTTGTCACGCGCTACTCCTCTCCGGGTGCAAGCGCATCGCGACCTGGCGTCGCCCGAATGAGAGCGTCGGCCATGCGGTCCTCCGGGCTGTCCTCCTTGGAAATTCGTGCCCAATCCTCCAGCTCCTGCCGGGTAACGTTGGGCACGCGGGGCCAAAGACCCCGGCGCGGAATTCCGAGCTGATCAGCCATCTTGCCGAGCCCATCCGCAATAGCACCGAGGGACTTCATTTCCATGTCGCGCCAAATGACCTCGCCCAGGTAGTTCTGCGCAAGCGACTGATCGCCAGACAGCTCGGCCGCCAGTCGGAAAACCCGCTCCCAACTCTCGCCAAACAGCTTTCGGAACTCCTCAACCTTGCGGGCGAGAGCAGTTTCAGCGGCCTGAAGCGCCTCAGCGCTCAGATTTGCAATCTGGCCCAGCAGGTGATGCGGCGGGACCTGAGCGAGCGCGGAAAACTGCCGGAAAGACATGTCGAGTGAGTCGATGAACCCGCCGAGCGGCGTAGCGTCAAGGCTTCCCCATTTTGACTGGGGATCCTTGGCGAACAGCAGGCGCCGCGCAGAGATGTCCACCTGCTCATAAACGTGTTGGCCCGTTACTGGGTCCACTACCGGCGCGGTATCCAGGATCACGCGCTGCCCGTTGTCATCCAGCACCCATCCGTCGCGATCGACCGCCCGACCAAGGGAGTCCACGCCGGCCACCGCCGGCTCGTCCGGGTACGTGTAGGGCTCCTGACCCCTCTGATGCACCGGGCGCGTCTTGAGTGGGGGTGCCATGCCCGTGGCCGTGCGCACAGTGAACGACCCATAGGTTTGGGCCACCAGTAGGTCAAATACGGTCTGGTTGATGCGATTCTGGAGCGTGATCATCGGCTCGATAACGCCGAGGGTGCGGCCCTCCAAGTCCACGCACGATGCAAAACGCGTGACGGGGCACTCGCTGGACCCATGTTCACGCTTACCGGTGATGCCGACGCTCTGGGCGTCGGTGAGCGACAGAAACGTGATGCGATACTCGCGACTGCCGTCCCACATTCGCGCACTACCGCGCGCCCCTTTATCACCAGGCTTCGGCCACTGTGTGACCGTGATGGCTGCAACCGGCGCGTCGTCGTTGGCCGGATCGTCGTATACCGCGACCGTGCGCAGCGGGCTCAGTCCCTTGCTGCGAACCCTCCCGTTAGTGAGCCGTTCGGTCAGCACAAAGGAGTGGCCGTACGCCAGGGCGGCGCGGTGGACAGCGGTCTGACGCGCGTCCAGCCGACTCTCCTGCCAGTGCAGCCACTCGGGCAACACCATGTCATCCGCGACCCGATCCGTTCCGCCGCGCCGGTAGTTGTCCACATAGAGGGCCTGGGCTGGCGTCCCCACCAGAATAAGGCTCATATTGGTGATGGCCCGCCTTGCCAAGAGCCGATACTCGGCATCGGCCCTAGCCGGCATGTACGGGTCGTCATGCCGTCCAGCCAAGTAGTCGTCGACCCGCCACAGTGTCGGCAGGTCGCGATCCAGAATTGCCAGCAGTTCGGCCGCCAGAGCCCTCGGCGCGGTTGTCATACTGCCCCCTCGACGCTCACTGGCGGTTTCGCCTAGTAGGCCCACATCTCGGTAGAGCGCGAGCGTTCTTCCTGCTTGTTCGTCATGTTGCGGAGATCGCACATCGCCTCATGGGCCAGCATCCAGGCCGCATAGGCATCCACCTTGCGCTGCGACTTCGCACTCTCCTTACCGAAGCTCACGCCATGGCTGTTCGTTCGCCGTCGCGCGTTGCAGGCATGCCGGCGCAACGTCGCATCGCCGTCGAAATGGATGTTCTGCTTCGCGATGGCGTCCATTAGCCGCTCGTGCGCCAACGTGTTGCGCTTCTGGGACCGCATATCCCAGCCGATCGGATTATCTGGGCTGGCCTTTCGAGACAGCCCTTGCCCATAAGCCTTATTCCACAGGGAGATGTAGCTCTCCCAGTAGCTGACATCAGCGTACATTGCCTTGACCTTGTAGAGGCGGAATGTGTCGTGTACCTCCGAGTCAACGCGCTCATGGGGCACGATCCAGGGCTCATCCTCGGGCCACCGCGCGGGCCGCTCCCAAACCGCGAGCAAAAACGCGCACGCGTCCGATAGCCGAATGGCTACGAGAGCGGTTGAGTCATCCGTCCGCCCGCCGTCGAAGCCAAGGACAACTTCGTCCCCAACCTTCAGCTCGGCGTCGGCGCGCTCGATAGCCTTCAGATCCTCAATCCTGTAGACGGCGTCCTCATCGGCCTCGATTTGGTTGAGCCACATCCGGCGGGAACGACTGGGTGACAGCGTCTTGTTTTGAATCGACTTGATGATCGTGTCGATTCGTAGCCAGACCGCATCACCGCGGATCTTCGGGAGCGTGACCTCCAGGCCATCAATTGTTAGTGGTGTCTGCGCGTCCGCCTCAATCGAGTCGTAGTAGAGGCCAACGTCCGGCGCCAGGCCATCACAGATATCCTCGTACGCTAGGCGCATCCGCTCGGCAACCGAATCCTCACCCGACAAATAGGCATTCGTGATGGCTAGATACCGCGAGTCTTTCTTCGTGGTGTTTCCATCAATGGTCTCGTACATGGCGTGACCGTTGTTGCCCTTGATCCAGTGATGCGTCTCGTTCAGCAGCACAAAGGTGCTTCGGCCGCCTTCGAGTGTGCGAGGGTTTGAGGTCACCGCCTCAATTCTCCGTCGACCCCGGTCGGCCCGAATCAGCTCATTACCTGGCTTAACGCCGTAGTCCTGGATTAGCCGCCTGCTCATCATCACCGGCAGCAGCGTCATGGTGTTCTTCGTTTGCTCGCGGCTAACGGCGGCAATCTGGACCCATGCGGCAGGCATCTGCCGCCCGATTGCGTCCCGCCCCGGGCGCAACCGGGGGTTGCGCTTGGCGTCCTCCTCGGTGGCCCACCGCGCGAATCGTGCCGGCCCCACGAACTCAACTAGGCACAGAATCGCGCCAACGGGGTCCTTACCCCACCCCTTTAGGCGCTGAAGCACACCCGTCCGATGGGCGAAGCGTCCAGCGTCATCTATCGCGAACCACCAGAGCAGGAAGCGCCGCTGCTCTGCCGTCAGCCCAAAGCGCTGCCCCTCCTCGTCCAGGAGGTATTCCCCAACCCACCGAATCACTTCCCAACCCAACGTGCGCTCAGGGAGTAGCCAGTCGTCACAACCGAATCCGCACTTGGTGAGGCCAGCGGCGTGACAGAGCGGGCCATTGTGGCGCCACGTCATGCCGTGATATGTGGGTTGGAGTGCGTCGATCTCCTCACGCGTCATCGCGGATCTGACCATGGCTGTCCTCCGGCCCGCGCCGACAGACGGGACAGCGCACCCAGGGCGCAGTGCCTGTCTGTCAGCTCACGAGCCGAAGACCCGGCCCGTCGTCCTCCATGTAGTGCGCAATGCCGTCGTCCTCGGCGCTCTCGACCTCCAGCTCCACGCGCACGCGGCGCCTATCGCCCTCGGCTACCAGCAGTCGCTCAAAGCTGCTCATGATGGTTTGCAGCATCTGGCCAGACCTTTTGCGGCCGTCCTTGTAGTGAGAGAGGTCATCGCAGAGTGAGTACGCGAGCGCTATGTCGCTCTGCTGGTAGTAATCCGCCTGGCCCGAAAGCTGGCACGCGTCCCAGAGCATGCGGGCGATGTCGTGCCAACTCTCATCCGGCGGGGGCCAGACCACCGGGCGAGCCTTGCCCTTGGTGATATCCGGACGACCACCGCGATTGGCGTCACGGTCACGAGACAGATCCTCGCTCCGATGCGGTACGGGACCGCGGCTGCCCATGGGCCTACCTCCTCGCGGAGTCGGGCACCGTCACCAGATCTCCAGTGTGATATGCGGCAGAAACCAAATCAGGAAGGCGCTCAGCGCGGCGACGAGTCCCCACTCACCGCGACTAAGACCCCGACCCTTCTTGGCCTTGATCCAGTGCCGCGTAGCCTCGCTGAGCGTGTCCCCCGGGCGGCGCCGGACTAGGGCCAGCCCTTCCATGACCGCGAAACTCACGGCCACAACCGCTAGCCAGATGGCCCAAGCCCACCGCCAGCGGCTCTTGTACTCAGCCAAGCCGGCGACCGGTCGCAGCGGCATAGGCGTCCTTGATCTCAGCGGACAATCGCCCCCGCGTGCCCACGGGCCACCCGCTTGAGCGCGCCCACTCGCGGACATCGGCCGGGGTGGCGGTCTGGGTCTCAGTGCTCATCTGGATCTCCTCGCGGCTGGTAAGCGGCCCTGGCCCACTTGGTCCAGGTAAGTGGTAGCCCCCGCAGTCGACCCGGAGAGGGGCGGGGACTGCGGGGGCGGGGCAACGGAGAGCAGGACGCTCAATCCATCGCCGAGCGGGCGCCCCTGGGGGCGCTCTCGCCCTGCTGCAAGCGCCACAGCTCGGCCGGGTGCGGCTCGGGCGGAAGTGTTGCGCGAGCCCTATGCCTATACCGTGCTGCTGCGCCCTCTTGACCGCTCTTCCGGCTATGGCATTTTGTGCAAGCCGGTCTTAGGTTCTTAAGAGTGTGGTCATCTCCCCGCCGGATATGGTCTACATCTGTCGCGGGCTTACCACATCTACGAAAGGATCCGTCGAGTCGCTTGACATCCACCAGACAACGCCTACCCTTTAAGCGATAGACTTCTGCCTTGATGGCTCTCCAGTTAACCGGTAAGCGGCTACGCCTGTCGGACCCGTTCCATGCCAACAGGTCACCTCAATTTGCTAATTCCCGGTCACGTTAACGAATATCTACATGATAGTCATGAACCCGGGCTAGTATTTTGAACCAACCATCCCACCCCGTGGGGAGATTGCCGCTAACAGTAACGTCGATGTCGGGTTCGAGCTAAAACCTCTACATCTTCAACTCTCTAGCTTCCTACCCTTTCCGGGGTTAGCAAGATAGCTGCAACCAGCATTACTGTTTACTAAGATCTTTACCCTTCTACTTATAGATCGGGGACCGGAGGCCGTCTCTTGCGTCTAGAGATCAACTAGGGTAGCGGAATGTCGCCCGCGGCACCCAGGGGGCGCGGGGGTGGGCTGGGACCACTGTGTTCGACCAGCGGCAGGGTAATGTCCGGTAACACCGGTTTTCACCCGGACTGAATCGAGCTTATAACCTGCGCAAGATCTCGGCGCCTATACCTGCCGGTGACCCCTGACGACCCCGCTGCCGGGTCATACCCCCACCCTGAACAGGCATAACGCCGTGAGAGCCACGGAGAGCGCGTCAGATCGACGGTTGACTACCCGAGATGCCGCTTACGCCTAAAGTCCGGCCAGAGGGCATCTCAAGCCTGCTAGCGGTCTAACCGGGAGTGTGAGCCGCGCGCGCTATCGCGCAGCTTCGCGTGCGCGTGCGTGTAGTGGGTAGGCATCAGCCGAACGGATACCGCTAGTGTGAGCGAACGGGGGAGCCGCCAAACGGAGTCACCCCGTAACGTCGTCCCCGTCCCGCCGGATAGCGACATCGGCCAGCGGGGCGGACCGGATCAGACAGAGCCGGTCTAGCTGACAAAACAAAAGTGTTTGGCTGCATGTTGAGCCGGGGCGCCTATGGGATACGACGGCGCGAAACGGGGGTCACATCCTTACCGTCCGAACGGGTTGACGAAAAGCGAGCCAAACCGTTAGTGTGAGTCAGCAACAACGAGGGGACGCGCTCCGGCGCTAGCCCTCCCTCCGCAAAGGGGGGACCTGCACAGCAGGAGTACCGGAATCGGATAGACCCGTGAGCAAGCGCGCGGGGAAAGCGGGATCGCTGGAATGCCGGCGGATCAGCGCTCCCTGCCTAGGCAGTCGGACGGGTAAACGGCGTACCTGCTAGGTCGGGCACAATCCAGCGCCACACGCTATAGCGGCATTCCGCTAGTGTGAGCAACGGGGCGGTAAGTCTTCTCGGATCAGGTACGACGCCCAGGCGGCTCGTGGTCTCGCAAGCCCTTGTCTAACCGCCGGGTTCAGCCTCCCGGGTACGACCGGGACCGGGAGGCGGTGAGCGCGAGGCCCGGTCGCATCTACAAACGGAGTCGCGCACTGCCTAGCCTGTGTTGGGCGGTGCGCGACTCGGGGTCACGACGCCCCCGCCGCTAGGCGGGGTGTGGGGTGGGTGAGGCGGCACTAGCCGACATCGGAGTGCCGCCGATCCCCACGGGTTCGATTCCCGGCGTGACCACTTGGCAGACTGAAAGCCGTGAGGAGTGATATGGAGATCACCACCAACCACACACTTGCCGCCGCAATACAAGGTGGCCCGGACATCCTGGCCGCATTGACCTTTACGGGGTCATGGGCTGACGGTCAGGCCCTGGCCTGGCCCGGAAGTCCCGTGCGGTACACGGTTACGGATGGCGCGCACGTGGTCCGGGGCGCGGACATCGTCGCGCCGCTGGGCTGGCGAGCGAGCACTAACGACATTCTGCGGGCCGTGTGCTCCTTTCTGGCGCATGACGTTGAACATGCGGATGCGCATGACCGGGGGCTATGGGGTTCGCCTTGTCCGGAGTACGGCGTGAACTGCCCGGCCTTGGATGAGGGCAGGATCGAGACCCTGGCGCAAATGGCCGACACCCTAGACAAGTTTGCGTGTTCCTTGGATGAGTTTGACTGAAACCGCTAGTGAGAGCATTAAGGTTTGGCGCCATCCGCATTCTGCTGACAGGTGCGGGTGGTTGCCGGGCGAGCGGTGTCCACGCCGCGCACCGGAGTGCAAGCCTCCGGCGCCCACGTAGGCGCACATGAGAGGGGATCGTAGTGACGCGTCTAGGTGCACGACGAGTGTTCGGGATGTGGTGGGGCGGGCCTGGCTACAGCCACGGCGACTTCCCCGACAGCCTGGAGTCATGGCCGACCATAACTGCCGCCGGCTATTCCCTGAGGGAACGCTTTGAAATGGGCAGGGATTGGCATTATGCGCCCCGTGCCGTCGACATTGACGGGGAGGGTGTTGTTCGTGTGGCTGCGACAGAATCCGTCGCCACGCCGGGCGGAACAGTAGAGAGCTATCTAGACCTGTATCCGGCCGAACGGGTTGGCCCTAACGGCTGGCGCGTGGGAAACGAGCCCGCCATCCGGCTACGGCTCGGCCCGAGGCTCGGAATCCGCCGGGAGAACTTCTGACGCACCCGAAGGAACGCGAGGAGAGAGTGACATGCCAAGAGAGGTCAAGCACCCGACGTTCGGCTACACCAGCACCGTCTACACGCTGGACGATCTGATTGAGCGGCTGAAGGAGCTTCGCGGCGAGCACGGCGGCAGCCTGGCCGTGGCCTGTGAAAAGGACTCGTCTGACTCGGTGCACCTGCTCGACAGCCTCGGCTGGTACTACGACGCCGAACAGGCTTGGGATGACGACGCGCACCTGGGGGCCGCGATCGTGCTTTCGATCAACGACTAACCACGCCGAAACGCCTCGACTGGGTGTCGAGGGGACTGGCATTCCAGATCCTGATGATGGCTGCCGATAGGGAGGGTCGAAAATGATTGAAATCGAACAGGCGCGTGAGCTGCTATCGAAGGCCGTAGAGACACAGGGCCGGGATTTCGTGTACAACTCGGAGGGCGGTGTCTGCTACTACAAGCCGATTTCCGTGGACGAGGCAGAGGGCAACCCGGACGACCCCCGAACCGTGACCGGGTGCCTGGTCGGCGTGGCTCTGACGTTGGCAGGAGAGACGAGGCATTTAGATTCCGACACTGATATTACCGAACTCGCGGAGACCGCGCTGAGTGGGCTGATGTCGCGTGGAGCCACGGAGTATTTCGCCCGCGCACAGAGCGCGCAAGACAACAGAGGCACCTGGGGCGAGGCGTTCGACGCGGCCGAGGCTCACTATCAAAGCCCCCACACCCGCTGAGGACGAAACACCCTGATGGGGTGTCGAGGGGACTGGCATCCCGCTCCTGATGATTGCTGCTGAAGAGGAGGAGTCCATGGTTGATGATGAGACTGCGGATCGGCTGGCCGGTCCGGTCACGCTTAAGGAAGCCCGGACGGCATTGAAGCGGGCAATGGATGTTCAGGGTAGAGAATTCATCTATTCCACGCGCTTAAGCCGGACGTGCCACTACGGCCGCCTCACGGACGTTGATGAGGATGATCCTCGGCTCAAGACAGGCTGCCTCGTCGGCGAGGCCCTTGCAATTGCAGGGGAGGGGCGGCATCGCAATTATCAGGGCACCGTGATGCAGCTACACGCAGAGTTCCCCGGAATGATGACGACCGAGGCCATGTGGTATTTCCAAGTGGCCCAGGCGGCCCAGGACGAGGGCAAGACCTGGGGCGTGGCGTATGACCTGGCCGAGTGTCATGCGGCGCCTTTTGCTGGTAGGGGTGAGGGGTAGCGTGTTAAATCATCCCGACGGGTTCGCCGGCTATCCCATGGTGGCATCCGCGCCGACAGGGAGGGCCTAAATGATTGAAATCGAGCAGGCGCGTGAGCTGCTATCGAAGGCCGTAGAGACACAGGGCCGGGACTTCGTGTACAACCCTGGCGGGGACGGCATCTGTGAGTATTTGCCGATTGCTGTGACCGGTGACAACTCGAACGACCCCCGCACAAGAACCGGATGCCTGATCGGGGTAGTGCTGGAACTGGTCGACGAGAAGCGTCACCTACGCATCAGCAAACCCTACAATATTACCTACCTCGCAAATGACGTGTTGCGCGGACTATTGTCCGGCGAAACAGTAAGGTACTTCGCCGTAGCCCAGCACGCACAGGACCGTGGACGTACTTGGGGTTACGCGCACGACATGGCTGAGCGGCACTATCAACGCCACTTCTCAGGCTAACACTCAAACGCCTTTAGGGTGCCGCGTGTGTCGGCACCCCACCCCTGACGATTGCTCGCGATAGGGAGGGGTGCGAGTGCCAGAGCAAATCGACGCGGTCAAGACCTTGGCTGAATCAGCATAGGAAAGGACAGCATGGACGCGAAGACTGACTACACGTCCGCCTACGAGGTGCGTGAGGGAAGGGTGCACGTCACGATCCGGGCCGCTGAGGAGCGAATTCACTCCTTGGGGCCCTGGGGAGATCGGGTTACTGAACTCTGGCCACGGGTCGAACTGCACACGGACCATGAGCCCGGCGCACGCGAGCCGTACGGATTCGTCAAAATCCGGGGCCGTGACTATCGTCTCCATACCCTAGTTCAGCAGGTGCCAGAAGGGCGGCGTTGGAACGACCGCTTGGGGAGCGAGGTTGTCTGGCAGCACGAAAGCCACCCGTACAGGGGTGGCTATGTCAATGGAAACCTCCTGCCGGTCGGCGACAGCAAAGCGCGGGAGCGGCTGTGTGAGATCGAAATCGAGGTGTTAACCCTGTTCGAGGCATTCTGCCCTGGCTGGCAGCGCATCAGCGCGCGTTTGGGGCTAGAGGCGCAGCGGTCCTCGCAGGAGTACAAGGCTCTTCGCGCTCGCGAAGAGATCGTCAAGGTAGAGGAAGAGATCGCAGAGATCAACAAACGTATCGCGGAGCTTTAGACGCGAAACCGCTAGTGAGCGGACGGGCGAGCGGTGTCCACGCCGCGCACCGGAGTGCAAGCCTCCGGCGCCCACGCAAGTAACGAGTAGAGGAGTAGTTATGGCCCAGTACCTGACGTTGCCAGAAATCCAAAACTTCCGGGTCGCGGGGGGTGCCGTTGATCTGGGGCGACTGGTGAGCTCCAGCCCGCCCAACGACTGGATGTCCCCCGGCCGCGTAGAGGATGTAGCCGTGGGCCAGGTCGCCTACGTCTACAGCATGCGCGAGTTTCGCAGGGGCGTCGTCACTCGGGTTGGCAGGAAGCTCGTGACCGTCACCTTCACCACGCGGGGTGCGATGATCCGCGGCTGCGGGGACATCCGCGTCGCCAGCAAGGCGGCCCCCTTGGACGAAATTCGTATCGCGCCCTCCCAAGGTGGGGTGGAGTGATGGCGGGCCTGGAGCTGGAGCTGCAAACACTCGGGGATGGCTATGTCTACCTAGCCCCCGCGCAAGGGTCGACGGACGCATATGTACTGGGCGTCACCCCCGAAAGCCCGGCAGGGGGTGGAGGCGACGTGCATCTCACGCCAGATGACCTGCTGACCCTCATCTGGTCCATGTCACAGATGCTCCTGGTGTCGCGTAGCTGACTCCACTCCACGGACCGCTGCCGTACGCTGCCCGCCGGTGAAACCGAGGGGGTGAAGCGTTGGCCAAGGTGCAGCGGGTGGTATCGGTGCCGCCGATCAATTGGCTCAAGGAGATTGTGTTGATCATCCTGACCGGCGGGCTGTGGAGCATTGTCACAATCAAGCGGGTCATAAGCCGCGCGGCTACGCGCTAGCGGAACTATCGGGGCGAGCGGGCTGGCCGCCGTCCGGGGTTCGAGCCCCCGGCGCCCTACTTCCCCAAAAGATCTTTCTACACAAGGGAGCGCAAACCGTGAGTGAGAGCAATGGGCGAGAGTTTTCCGACGAGCAGTGGGCTGTGCTGGAGCGGATCGTGGAGGGGCTGGGTTTGCCGGAGGCGGAGAAGCGCCTGCTGGCGGGTCACGACAACCCGGACGCCGCCTGTGTTCTGAATGCAGTGGGGAAGATGTTGATGTTTGGCGTTGACCCCGTAGAGCTGTGCTTTGTTGTGGGGGTGTCGGTTGCACGCACAAATCCTGCCCAGGTGCGGGAGTTGGTTGGCCGGGTGGTTGACGGGGTTGCGAGGGGGCTAATCGACGACCTGGTGGGAGGACTCGACTTTCCGAACTCGGAGGGAAACCGCTAGTGAGCGCATTCGATTGCAGTGTCCATCCGGACCTGTTCTTCGCCACCAAGCCGGGCTTGGTTGCGCAGGCTAAAAAGCTATGCGCCGGGTGCCCCATCCGAGCGGAGTGCGAGGAGTGGGGCAGTGCGGAGGAGTACGGCGTCTGGGGTGGCAGGTCGGCCCGCGACCGCCGGCGCGGCCGAGTCGCCGGAACCAGCGGCCCGACGTTGAGTGATCGGCTTGACGCGCAGATTTTGACTGCGCGGAGCCGGAAGCAGCGGGTGGCGTGATGGAAGGGCGTCGGCCGCGAGCACCCCGGCTCCGGACGGGTGACACGCACGACATGCGTGCAGGTAGACCTCCGTGCGGGCTGCCCGGCTGCGGGCGTCAGCACTATGGGCGCGGGTGGTGCAGACGCCATCATCGGCGCTGGCAGGTCAGCGGAGATCCGCTCGGCGCGGACCGTCCGGCAAACCATGCCCGCCCCGGAACCCTGGCGCTCTGGCGTCGCACCACTCCGCTAGTGCGAGCAGACATTCGGACCGCGATGACGGCCTGGAGCCTCGGCAGATGGGGTGATGTGACCCTGTACGCCCGGCGGGCGCGGGGGCACGGTCGACGCCTCTCCCGCCTGGAGCGGGAGGTGGTCGACGGAATGCTAGCCGACTGCCGCAAGAACCGGGTCGAGTCTGCATCATTAGTGGCCGAACTGGCCGAGTCGGGCCTGTCTGTCTCCGAAATCAGCGCCCAGCTCGGAATAAGCGAAAGAACGGTTTATCGCAAACGGGCACAACACCGAAACCCTAAGGAGGGAAGAACGTGAGCATCATGTATATCGTCATCGGCCTGCTCTTGGTTGGCCTAGGTGCCCTCCTTGCCGTGGTTATCCGCTGGGTCATCGACTATGAGCGCGAGAGGCGCCAGGAGCCTTTGACTACATGGCCCAACTGGTCCGAGCAAGCGACAGTGCGGATTCCGGTGGTGGAGCCGGCGCGATACGCCCCCCGGCATCGGCGGGCATGAACGGGGGGAAGCGGCTACGAGCGAGTGGCTGACCCCCATAACCGCACTCTGGATTCTGCCACAACCCGACGAAAGCCTCTCTTCCCATCGCCTGGAGGAAAACCCCTCATGGAAAATGAGTTGCTGACCGTTCCAGAAGTCCTATCCACCCTAAAGGAAACGTCCCGTCGAACCTTCTATCGCTGGCGTGAACTGGGCATCGCTCCGGAATGCATCAAACTGCCAAACGGTCAGCTTCGCGTCGAGCGGCGCGATCTAGAGGCATGGATAGAGCAGCACCGGGAGGCGGCGTGAAGTCCCAGCGCTTCCGGATCTGGGCGATCAAGACCAATACCCCCCAGGGCGCCCAACCGAAGAAGGCCAAGCGGTCGTACACCGTCCGGTGGGTGGTGGCCGGCCGCGAGAAGTCCCGCACTTTCATGACGCGCGCCTTGGCCGACAGGTTTCGTTCCGACCTGATGCAAGCCGCCAACCAGGGCGAGGGATTCGACACCGACACCGGGCTTCCGGACTCGATGACAGAGGTTCCGGCGGCTGATACCTGGTTGGACTTTGCCAAGAAATACGTGGATATGAAGTGGACGGGCGCAGCGGCCAAGTCGCGAGACAGTATGACGGAAGCACTCGCCACCGTGACGGCGGCGCTCGTCAAGGACACCGCCGGTCGGCCGGCAGTCGAGCTGCTTCGCCAAGCGCTGCGGAACCACGTGTTGCCGCCACCGGCTCGCGGCCTGGACATGCCGCCGGACATTGCCGACGCGGTGCGCTGGCTGCACCGGGCCTCCCTGCCCCTGCCCGACCTTGGGAAGGCGGGGGTCGTGCGAGGTGCCCTCGACGCCCTGGCGGTGAAGCTCGACGGCAAGCCGGCCGCCGCGACCACCGTGCGTCGGAAGCGGTCGGTTTTCTACAACGCCATTCAGTACGCGGTCGAGGTGGAAGAGTTGGAGTTCAACCCGATCGACAATCTCCGCGTGCGTTCACAACGGAAGAAGGTTGCCGAGGCCGTCGACCGCCGAGTGGTCGTCAACCAGCGCCAGGCGCTGGAGCTACTGATCGCTGTTACATACGTTGGGAGTCGGGGGCGGGAGGCAAAGCGTGGTGAGCGCTTGGTCGCGTTCTTCGCCTGCCTGTACTTCGCCGCGCTCCGTCCGGCAGAGGCGCTGGCGCTGCGAGAGCAGGACTGTGATTTTCCTTTGACGGGGTGGGGCCGGCTGACGTTGGAGAGGTCCCGGCCGGCTGCGGGAAAGCGGTACACCGATAGTGGTGAGGTGCACGACGATCGGGGGCTGAAACACCGAGCCGAGGGCGAGCCGCGCGGCGTGCCGATCCCACCCGTGCTTGTGAAGATTCTTCGCGAACACATCGAGCGGTTTGGGGTTGCCGGGGGCGGTCGCCTGTTCCGCAGCGAAAGGGGCAACGTGGTGTCCGGTTCGACCTACGTTCGGGTCTGGAAGGCGGCCCGGGAGTTCGCGCTGACTCCGGATCAGGTCAAGTCCCCGATGGCGGGTCGACCGTATGACCTGAGACACGCGGCGGTGTCGCTCTGGCTGAACGAGGGTGTCCCGGCGCCCGATGTCGCGGACCGCGCTGGGCACTCCGTGGATGTGCTGCTGAAGGTGTACGCCAAGTGCATCGACGGCGCAGAGGTCACCGTCAACGACCGGATTGCCGATTCATTGATCGACATTGACTGGTCCGCCTGATGGTCGGCGTTCCGGATCTTGCTCCATGCACGCCGTCTGACCTGGGAAGATGCCTTCAAGATCATTCCGCGTATATTCCGCGACCCCCGACAAACGGCGGCTTTCAGTGACCTACGCCTGCACACGTGTGCTAATAGAGGGGCGTATGTATTGCCAGCTCAGATAGCGTTTCGGCTGGTCTTCGAGGTGCCCCCGGCAGGAATCGAACCTGCGACACACGGTTTAGGAA